TAGAAAATTTAAACAAGAATTAAAAATTAGGGATCAGAAACTTCTTGAAAGGGATGAAACTATGAAGATTGCTAATGAAGAATATCAAAAATCTTTGGCTAAATTAAAGGATGATTTAGCTTTAAAAGATAAAGTTTTAAAATCATTAAGACCCAAACCAAAAATAAGAAAGGTAAAAAATGTCAAATAACATATATAAAAAATTAGCAAACGCACAAGGTAAGTTTGTAAAAAAAGATGATAAAAAAAATGGTATGCACTTTAACCCATTATCGCATGACGCAGTTCAAAAAGTATCTACAAAAGCATTAAGTGATGAAGGATTGTATTCAGTTTGTAGTTATAAAAATTTTTTTATTCAAGATAGTTTTGTATGTACTACTTGCACAATGAAAATAGTAGATACTGAAACTAAAGATTCTATTGAAATAGAAACTCATGCTATTGCTAAAGCAGATAAATATGGATCAGGTAATGCAATGTCTTATGCTAGAAAATATGCTTTTTTAAATGCTCTTAATTTAAGAACTGGTTTAGAAGATGATATAGAAGAAGCAAAAGATATGGAAGATGGTTTTCCTGCTGAAACAATGCTTATAGAAACAAGTAATCCTGTTCCTAAACTACACATTGCAACTAATGATCAAAATATTGATGATGTTTATATTACAACAGCATTAGAGGTTATAGAAAAAAATCCTCATAAAAAAAATTCTACTACCTTAAGAAGTGATTTAGAAAATCTTAAGACTAGAATGTTCAAAGTGAAACTAAAAAATGGAACTAAATGGGATGAGTTTAAAAAATCAAAAAGCTATCCTTTATATGTTTCATTACAAAATAAACACAAACCAAAAAGGAGTTAAAGTATGGCTTTTGAATTAAAAGAAGGTGAAGGTTATCTAAACAGAGATAATGAAAATCCTGAAAAATTTTGGGGATCATTTAAGGTCAGCCAAGATTTAAAAAAAGGTGATACCATCAATCTTACTGAATGGATTAATACCAAAGATGATGGCAAAGTTGTTCATAAATTACAAGAAAGAAAACCTAAACAAGGTTAATTGTAATAGATGGGGTGGTAGTTTTTGTTAAAACAAGCCTCTTGTTTTAGCTCCCTTGATCGGTTAGTTAGCTCTGCCACCCCTTTTAAACTATGGAACTTATAATATTAAATGATGGTCTTTATCATCTTATACCAATCACAAGTAATATGGTTGAAGATATAAAGTTATTTAATGAGATTGATTGTATGGACTTGTGTGATTTATTAAGAATTAAATTAACTGGTTATGTAGATACTTTAAATCTACACATGATGAATGATAATACTGGTGCAATGATAGGTTGTATCTGCAAATAAAATTAAAGGAGTAATATGGGAAAAGACGATAATATAAAATGGATAGACATTGGTGAAAAAATGGTCAAGCAAATGTTAGAGAAGAAACAAAAAGAATATGGAAGTTTTGATAACAACGCATACATCATGTCTAACTTTTTACAATCAGCACTAGAAATAATTAATGGATATAAGGTTAAAGTACCTATTACAATCATACCACAACTAATGATTGTTCTTAAATTGACAAGAACTATTGATGATGGTAGTGGGAAAGATATATACAAACTAGATACCCATAAGGATATTTCTGGGTACAACGACCTATTAAAAGATATGCTATTAAAAATGAGAAGCAAGGAGGACAATGACTAAAATATTTTATAGTCCTAGAATTAAAGAAATCATTGATTTTATGGCTGTTTATTATGATGAACATGATTGTTTCCCCAAACTAGATGAGATAGGTAAGGCATTAAATTTAACTAAACAAAGGGTAGGTATTCTATTAAAGAATGCTGAAAAATTAAAGTTGATAAAGTCTGACAATGTTTTCATGCGAAAGTATATGTTGACTAAACAACCTAAAATTAGTAAATTAAAAGTCAACAATTACTATGAGTTGTAAAAAAATATATTACTACGAATTTTCTGCAACTTTAGAAGAAGAATTTGATTCTGTTGAGAAAGCAGCAGGTCAAAGGAATGCTAGTGAAAAGGCAGTTGTTAAAGAGATAACTAATAAAAGCCTTCAGCATTCTATAATTAAAAAGGAGGATAGGAATGAACCTAACCAATGAACTTCCTAGATTGTATGGGAAGCTACAAAAGTGCCATAATAATATCATGGCTACGATTGATGGCAGACTATGTGTTGATACAATTCAGGATTATGTTGAGTACAGACAATTAGTAAGAAGAATTGTTGATGCTCAAAACAAAGAAGCAAAAGTTATTTACGAAAGATAAATAACCGATAACAAAAATGACAAGAAAGGAAGGCTATCTATGTCTGCAAAAGAAAAAGACCCCAATAAACTAAAACTTGATAAGCATATTGGTATCAAATTAAGAAACAAAAGAGTAGAAAGAAAACTAAATCAAACAAAAGTTGCTGATGTACTGGGTGTAACATTTCAACAAGTTCAGAAATATGAAAAAGGAAGCAATGGAACAAATGCTTTTATTCTTTTATTACTATCTGAATTTTTTAAAGTACCAGTATCATATTTCTTTGAAGGTTTTAATCCAAGAACATTTGAAAGTAGCATAACTTACCATGACAGATTTCCAGAGATACACAGAGGTAATCAGGTCAAGAATGAAAACTTATATCCTAATCCTAACTCTATGAGTAGTTTAGGTAATAAGATGAAAGATGTTTTCTTGCTTGAAGAAACATTAAACAAAGAAGAAATAGTATAACAATCATGTCATTGGGTCAGTCAAATAAAAAGTTTGATTGGCTCAATGATTTAACAATCAGAGATAAAGATACATCAAGATTAGATGAATTAGCCAATCTTTATAATAAAACTAAAGATAAAAAATATTCTAAAGAGTGGTATGTGTTAGTTGAAAAAATTACTAAACAACTTAATTCTTAACTTCATTTTCATAAGTCTTATCATCATCAGCTTTACGCATACATTCATAATGAGCTTTACCTTTGGGATAGAAAGCAACAAAACTATCTTGGTTGGTCATGTCTTGACCACAATATTTGCACTTACCTATGTCTATGATTATTACTTTTGGTTTCTTCCAGACTTTCTTATGTTTTGGCATAGTTAGGTCTTTTGCCTTTTCTGGATTTTCTTTCAGCTTTCTTTTTTCTTGAAACAGCAGAGGCTCTTTGACTTGCAGACATTGATCTAGCTTTTGCTAGTGGTACACACTTTGGATAATTTTTTCTTTTCTCTCCTTTTGATCTACCACATGGAGGAAAGCCACCACCTTTTTTACGATTGGCAATGTCCACCCATTTCTCTGATGTCCATCTTCTTAAACTCATCTTTTTTTCTTTTTCTTTTTAGGTTTTATTCTTCCTGAACATACACCTGAAGCATACATATTAGCATAAGCACTAGGATAAACTTTAAACTTTCTTTTAGCAGCAGCTTTACCTTTTGCACATAATTTAGCCATTATCTAACTCCTTTATTATTTTTAATTTTTCTTCTGCGTTAGCAATATTTTCTACTAACTTATCTACTTCATCAATATGTTGTGGGTGTTCACCAATACCAACACTATTATTAAAGTATATTTTAATTGTTGCTTCAGCTTCACAAATTTGAGCTTCATATCTTTTCTCTAATGCTTTTAAGATATGTTGCTTCATTGTTTATCTGCCAACTTTTTTCATAGCCATTTTATGAGCTTGTGTAAAAGTTTTTCCACTTCTCATAGCTTTTTTCATGGCAGCCATGTGTTTAGCAGTATGATGTTTTTTATGTTTTGCTAAAGTAGTTTTTTGTCTTTTAGTTAGTTCTTTTTTCATTTTTTTTTCTTCCTTTTTTTTCTTTTTTTCATAGCTTTAAAATCTGCACCTGTTATTTTATCTCTAGGTGGTGCAACTCTTGCTAATTTTTTTTGCTTTGCACTATATTTACTAAATGGCATAATTTTTTAACCCTCCAACATTCCCATCTAACTAGTAGATACTCCTGATAATTAATATTTGCTTACTATTTTTTTCTTTTTATTTTTTTTCTTTTTCTTTTTCTTCATAGGTTTTTTCTTACCATACATAGTTATCTCCTTTTGTTTTTACGACCCATATACCAATCTCCAGGTTCATAGTTCCATTTTTTCCCATGATGACCTCTTAAATCAGCATATAGCATTCTGGCTCTCACTATTAATTTTATAATAGACCTTACCATTTTTTGCAAGACCAATATCTAGCACTAAATACATCCTTTGCAGATGCACATTTATGTCTAGCTCTAAATGATTTTCTTCTAGCAGGATTAGATTTTTTAATAGTCATATTGGCATCACCATATCTAATAATCTTCTCTCTCCCACCTTTACAGGCTTTGACTACAAATTTTTTACCACCCTGTACTTGTCGTCTAGGTGAATTACATTTCATTTTTGATTTATCTATTGCCATTAGTCTATTTTATCAACTCCAT